GAGGAGTTAAGGGAGTTGGCGGCACGAGACGAGCACAGGGTATCGGGATATTATGATAGTCACCGTAAACACAGATAGCTATCCGCTATTCCTTCCGCCGTCAAAGACTCCTCGGTCAGAGGGCACGCACGTGTCCAGCATCATCCGTTGTATCGCAACTGAGGCGGGCATCCTTAAGCCTGAATGGGCAGAGGAGCTATCCCTTGTGGATGTCCGCACCATTACAGACCCTACCGCTATTCTCCGTATCAGTATCGGACTCGCCATTGAGCAGTACTACATCCCAGAGATATTACTCCACTACGGCGTGGTGGATCACCCAGGAGAGAAGTACTACGATGGCGTGTACATGACGCATGACGGGGAGGATGAATCCGTAATTATTACGCTTTCTGAGTATAACCTCAGCAGAAAGCTGCGCAGGAGAGTGCACGAGGTTAAGGCCACCTACAAGAGCACCAAGACTGTGGGGGATCTATCCTCCCAATGGATGTGGCTGGCCCAGCTTAAGGCGTACTGCATTGCTATTGGCACACGGTTTGCCGTGATGCACTGTTGGTTCCTCTGCGGTGATTACAAGTTCCCTATCAAGCCCCAGCGTGTTGTATGGGAAATAGAGTTCACCCAGGAGGAACTTGATGAGAACTGGACTCTGCTTGCGGACTACAAGCGAGACTTTGAATACATGCTGGCTCTGGAGGAGGAGCATAGAGTGAGGCAGATTTATGAGTGAGGTGATTCAACGTAACGCGGAAGAGGTTGAGGCCATTGCAGCCTCAATGGGGCTGGTGTGCTTCTTGCCGGAATCTCAGGAGTTATTCCTGGACCTGGATAAGGAAAGCACCCAGCGTGGGCGTGTGCTAGAAGTGCTGGAGCAGAACGGGTGGGGAGTGCAAGCCACTCTCACTACTCGAAGCAAGAATGGGAACCAGCATGAGTACATCAAGCTGGATGTGGCTCTTGGACCACTACAGCGCATAGCCCTGCAAGCAATTCTAGGCTCTGATCCTGTACGCGAGGTGCTCAGTGTGCTGCGCCTTAATGCTGGGGCCACTGCCAGCACCGCGCTATTCGAGACAAAGCTAGAGGCAGTCAGGGTTAAGCAGTGGCGCAAGAAGCACGCAATGACAGTAACCAAGTTGCCCGAAGTGGACGACAGTATATTCACCAATTTCTGAGGAGCTATGGGATCACTACCAGCATCATTCGAACGAGCGGGCTTTGTGTCGCCCTCAAAGACACGGGGCAAGATTATGCTTCCCGGCGGCTATCTTCTTAAGCCCCTACTCATAGGGCAGGAGGGTGAGACGGACTCCGGTAAGACTGAGTTCGCCTTGTCCACTCCAGGCACGATTCACATGCTCTCAGTTGACCGCAACTTCCAGGGAGTGTTTGACAATCCTAACGCGCCCAAGGCCCGCAACCTGAGAGTGGGCGTTAAGGTGTTCCATGTGCCTATGCAGGGCACTGCCAACACCACAGAATACGGCAAGTACTACGCCAGCATACGGGATAGCTTCTATGATTGCTTGGCCAGTCCTGACTCCACCGTGGTCTTCATGGATGGTGACTCTGACTTCTGGGAGATTCACATCCTTGCCCACTTCGGCAAGACAACACAGATCTACCCGCAGACTCGCTACGCTGCGCCGTACGCTGAGAAGCGGGCACAGATCTGCCGCGCCTGGGACTCTGGCAAGATCGTGTTCTTCTCTAACAAGGTCAAGGACGAGTACGAGGACGTACTCAAGCCCGATGGCACCAAGGCCAAGGATGAGATGGGCAATGATCTCAGGACTAAGACAGGGCGCAAGGAGCGGCAGGGCTTCAAGGATCAGGGCTACCTGTTCGACTTGCAGCTACGTCACAAGTTCAAGCCCGCCCGAGTGGAGAAGGTGGGCGGCAAGATGGTGAGCTTCCCCATGGAGTGGGGCATCGAGATTCTCAAGTGCAAGCATGATATGAGCTTGGTGGGGCTGGAGCTTTGGGGGAGTGACTGCAACTTCAGGGGTCTGGTGGACAACATCTTTCCCGGTGTGCCGCCACAGCGGTGGGGCTTCAAAGCGTAATTATTACGGTTTTAGGAGATCACATGTCCTTCAAATTCAAGATGAAGCTGCACTGGGGCTCGGAAGATCCGGACCACAGATGTGACTGTGTGGCTGGTAATGCTCTGGGTGTGCACCAGCACACAGGGGGGCTGTGGTGGTTTACAGACGAGATTCAGGTGGATGAGTTCGGCGGCTTCTGCACCAAAGAGGAAGCAGAGCAGTCCATGAGAAACTACGCGGAGCAGTTATGAGTATCTGGTATCTATGTCCATCCGCAAGACCTGTAGAGGAAGCCTCGGCCTGTCTCAAGGCGTGGCTTGAGTTCGGCTGTGAGGTGATGGTTCTCCGTCAAGGTCCCAAGCTGTGGATACCCAAAGTGGTGGAGTATCCAGCTACGTTCTATGCAGGCTGGGGGATCAGTAACAATCGTCTATTGCAAACAGTGAGGCAGATAGATGTCCGCGCCTCTTGGTTCATCTTCGGTGGGGATGATTACTGGCCTGATCCTTGCTGGAGTGCTGAAGAGGTGCGCGTTACAACTGAGAGTCACTTCGGTGGCACTCTCGGCGTGATGCAGCCCACAGGTGATAGGTACGGCGACGGCTATATAGACACCGCTGCGGCCTCCCCTTGGGTGGGGCTGGAGTTCGCCCAAAGAGCCTATGAGGGGCATGGGCCATTCTGTGCGGAATACCATCACTTCTACGCCGACACTGAGTTGCAGGATGTGGCCACTGCGCTGGAGTGCTTCTGGCAGCGTCCTGACATCAAGCAGGAGCACAAGCACTGGAGTCGGTACGGCATTGCCAAGCCCGACTTTGCGGACGAGTTGTACACAGCCTACTGGGAGAAAGATGAAGCCCTGTACCGCTATCGCAAGGCTGCTGGATTTACAGGTCACAGACTTTTATCAAAGGGGAGTTTATGATACTCAAGACAGGCGATATGTTCAAGGCTAAGGTGGACGTACTGTTCGTGACCACCAATGCCTTTGTGCGGGGCGATGGCTGCTTGGTCATGGGCCGTGGTGCTGCCTACCAAATGACTCAGCTATACCCCTGGACCCACAAGACATTTGGGAAGCTGGTTACAGGCTGGGCTGTGAGATACCCCAATCAACCTTATGGCATTCTCGTCGCGGCTGAGGTTCCATGTAAGCCTGTACTTGGAATCTTCCAGGTCAAGCACCATTTCCGTGATGAGGCTTCTCCTGATCTCATAATCAATAGCGTGCATCAGTTATCGATATGGGCCACGCACAGCCCTCTCACCAGATTTGCTGTCAACTTCCCGGGCATCGGCAATGGTCGCCTACGCCGCAAGGACGTGCTGCCCCTGCTTCAACCACTGCCGGATAACGTGGAGGTGTGGGAACTTGAGTAAATATCCGGAGAAGTGTATTCGCACTGTGTGTGTAGTTCGGCCTAATGGGGAGCGGGTGTACACCACCGTCAAGGATCACGCCACGATGCCAGAGAGCCACAGCTTTGTAGATCGCTCTGTACCCCCTATCATCAATCCTGAGGTGTGTCGCAAATACAGGGCTATTGAGGTTGGTAGAGAGGTGAAGAAAGGTTCTAGGGCTTACTTCGACGCATATGGCAGGATTGTTTTCAAGGCCAGAGGTACAAGCCACTACAGACTTGAGGAGATCTCTGAGTGATCTATATCGACTACAAGCGGGGCAGTGGCAGTGACGGCAAAGGCAATGAGCTACTACAGCCTATCATCCGCAAGCTGGGCATCCCCTGTGAGACTGCTGATCTCATCTATGGGGATGTCTGCTTTGAGGGGAAGGGCAAGGACGGCCCTGTAGCCATTGGCATTGAGCGCAAGACTCTCAATGACATGCTTAACTGCATTGACGATGCCCGCTTCTCTGATCACCAGCGCACGGGGATGCTCGGCATGTATTCCAGGGGTTGCGCCTACATCTGCCTGGAGGGGATGTGGGCTCCTGGGAATGGCAACGGCTACGATGGCACCCTCATGCAGGGATACCGCAGTGGGCAGTCTTGGGGACCGCTCAAGCTTGCTGGGAATCGTAAGGTGCTCTATTCCAAGCTGTACCGCTACCTGATGAGTATTGCGATCTCAGGTGTAATTATTACGTATTCCAACGATCTATTCGGCACGGCCTACAACATCTGTGAGATGTACCAGTATTTCCAGAAGCCGTGGCACCAGCATACAAGCCTGTTGGAGTTGCAGAAGTTCGCAATCCCTACGCTTGCGGGCAAGGCCACGCTGGTGCGCAAGTGGGCCACAGACTTAACTGGCATCGGTGTGGTGCACAGTCAGGAAGCGGAGAAGCTGTTCAAGACTGGGTTCTCTCTGGCCAATTCAACAGAGGAAGACTGGCTCACTCTCCCAGGCGTTGGGCCAGCCACAGCCAAGAAAGTTGTAAGGGAGATACGAGGATGGAAGTAGATACAAAGACATTTGTGCGGTACATCCTGGAGAATGCACTGGCATTCACCTGGACACTGCAAGGCTTTGGGATGCTGAGGACCTACATAGGACACAGCCATAGACTGCACATCTGGGACAGTAGGTATTCTGTGCCCAATGTGTCCGATATCCACACGCACCCCTGGAACTTTGACTCTACCGTGGTTGCTGGCCGCATGATAAATCTGCGGTATGAGCGGCGGAACGATAATAGCAACAGCCACATGGAGCAAATCATCAAATGTGGCGAGGGTGGAGGGCTGTGCGGAGTTCCAAAGCGTGAATATCTAGTCTGCTCCGGCTCTGAGTCCTTATCGGAGGGTGAATCATACCATCAGGAAGCCCACGAGATTCACAGGTCTATACCGGAAAGTGGCACAGTCACGCTAGTCAAGCGCACTGTCAAATCAGACCCTGATCATGCTAGTGTGTTCTGGCCTCTCGGACAATCCTGGGTCAGTGCAGAGCCTAGACCAGCCACGGCTGAAGAGATTACGGATATTTGCGGATTCGCCCGATCTCGGTGGTTCTGATATGAAGTGCATCATTGCGGGCAGTAGAACCATCACCGAATACCGCGTAGTGGTTGCGGCCTTCATCCTATCCGGCTTCGCCCTTAAGGTGACCGAGATAGTATCAGGCCATGCTGCCCGCACTAACGTCAATGGAGTCTGGGTGGATAACGTTGATCGTCTGGGAGAGAGGCTAGCCGTTGAGTTCCGCCTAGGGCTCAAGGTAATGCGTGCGGACTGGCAAGGCCTAGGCCCTACAGCTGGATTTACCCGCAATAAAGAGATGGCGGCTTATGCTGACAGACTAATTGCGGTATGGGATGGCAAGAGTAGAGGCACAGCACAAATGATCAGAGTAGCTACAGAGATGAATAGGAAAGTCTATATCTATGAGGTGCGGCTGTGAGTGTGGATTTTACTTGTAGGGTCTGCGGTAAGGAATGTGATATTGCTCCCTATCCGCCAGAGAGGGCAGTGTGTGAGGATCACTGCGAGGATCACCAGTTTGCTAATCACGGGCATTCATGGCCCACCTGTAAGCACTGCGGAGCATGGGCTCCTATGGACTACTACGATGAGTGAACGCTGCCCAATGTGTCCCGGTAAGTACGCCTGCGTGAAGGGCTCAGGCCCAGAGTGTAATAATTACGGTTTGTTCATTGGTGAGGCTCCTGGAGCCAAGGAGAACGACAAGCGGGAAGTCTTCATCGGCCCCACTGGGCGGGAAGTCAATGACCATTACATGCCTCTGGCAGGCATCAGACGGCCTCAGGTGAGGATAGTCAACGCTATCCAATGCTACCCAGACACGCCCAAGCACAAGCTCAAGATGGACAAGCAGCCTCATAAGGATCTGCTGTTCTCCTGCGCTGAGCACCACCTGTACCCGCTGATAGAACGCAGCAAGCCCAAGCTGCTGGTGCCCATGGGAGCCTTCGCCTGTCTCGCACTGGACAAGAACATTGACCTGGACATGCACCACGGCCAGCCCTATGAGACGGCTTTTGGTACTGCCTTCCCCATGTGGCATCCAGCGGGGGGCATCCATGAGCCCAAGAAGATGCTGCACATCCGCACTGACTGGGCCAAGCTACGTAAGATGTTCGCGGGAGAGCTAAGGCTCCCAACTGATCCATATCCTGATCCCGATTATCTGGAGGTTGAGAATGTTCAGCAACTTGATGATTATCTTACTGGCCATAGTCTTGGTCCCATGGGGGTGGATACTGAGACTCGCCGTGGAGGTGGCCCTGATTGCCTTACTCTATCTGTGCGTCCTGGTACTGGCAGGCTTATACGTATGGAAAACCGTGTGGTCCTGGATAGATTCCAGCAGTGGCTTGACATCTGGCAGGGAGAAATCCTCTTCCACAATTGGCTGTTCGACGGTGAAGTGGTGGAAGAGATGGGGCTTAGGTTCAATTACCAGCGGATTGTTGACACTATGGTCAAGGTGTTCCACTTGGGTAACTTGCCGCAAGGACTCAAGGCGTTAGCGTGGCGTGAGCTTGGCATGAAAATGCAGGACTTCGATGATCTCGTGACTCCATATTCCCGTGAGTTCGTCCTGGACTACTACCGCAATGCCATGTGTGAGGAGTGGAGTAAGCCAAACGAGGAACTTGTCAGGGCCGATGACGGCAGTTGGAAAACCTACAAGCCACAGGGCTTCAGGACCAAGCTCAAGACATTCTGGACCTATTATGCCAAGAATCCTGAGAAGGATGTCTTTGAGCAGTGGACTAAGAACTGGGAGATGCATCACGAGGAGGTACAGAAGGTGCAAGGTCCTTGGCCTGGGAAGTGTATCACCCACGTGCCCTTTGCCGAGAAGCTGTTCTATGCCTGTCGTGACGCGGACGCCACATTAAGGCTACGGCCCATCATTAGGGCCATGGAGCGAGTAGTGAGACGTAAGCCTCAGGAGCAGTGGAGGGATGCGGCATGAAGTCACAGCTACCACGCAAGACAATGCTAGGAGAGTGGACAGAAGCCGAATGCAAGATGATGGCACGCTGGTATGCTCTCCGTAAGCTCGGCCTACTGTACCCCATCATCCACACGGAAGGGTATTGTCTGTTTACCTTCTGCCCAGCCTTGCGCTGGGATGGCATGGTCCCGCTGGATTGGGACAAGCTGAAAGCAGACATTGAAGCAGCAGAAACCGTAATAATTACGAAAAAGGAGATCCAAAGTGCCCACGAACAAAGAAGTAGATCTAGCCACACTAAAGCAGGGTAAGCCATACATACGCAGCGTGCTAGCTTTTATCCTCAGGCTGCGATTTGGCAATTGGGATGTGTCTAACTGCTACACCACGGCGGATGTGTTTATCACCCAGCTTGAGCGGGATATCAAGGAGAGCTAAATGCCCGTCTGTGAGTACCCCACATGCAGACTCCAAGCTAGCGTAGTGCCCGTAATCGCTATCCCCACCTACAGGACGGTGGGGCTCCACAAGCCCACAATCAACCGTGAGCTTGTCAATAACCCACTGATCATGAGCAAGGCTCAGCTTAACCGCAACGTGATCATTGATCAATACGAGCGCATGACTGACGAGTACAAGGCCAACGTCAACAAACAGGTGGAGACCGACAAACCCACCTACCTCATTGGTGTGCCCCTGTGCGTCAACCATCAGAAAACCTACAAGTTCACTGACTGGTTCCAGCCTAAGGACTGGCGGCTTATCCAGGAAGCGGGCAGGGAGCGGGGATATGTCGTGCCTGAGCCCCACTTGCTTACCATTCACTGGCGTCCTCTTGGCTGGCAACCTAACCGTGGGTACCTGGAGATCGAGCGGTGATTACCACTGTCAAAGTGCCCTATCAGGCTTGGCTTGGGCTAATGGGCAGTCGCCTACAGGCCATAAGAGAGCAAAAGCCTTTACATGTGGCCTTTCTCTGTCCAAGCTGCCATGAATCACACATGGGGGTGTTCCTCTGTGCTCACCCTGAGCGCCTAGAGATCCAAGTCGAATTGATCGAGCACGCATGATCACGGTTATCTCCAAGACTAGGCTCCCGCGATACCAGCGGTGCTATAACGGCGTGCGCTTACTGCCAGAACGATCGGGGCTGTTCCCCAAGAACGTGTACAAGATCGACGCAGGGGCTATGCCAATGATCAAGCGCATGGCTCAGCGTGGACTACTCATTGACCTGAGCCACTTTGCCAAGATGAGCATCGTCTTGGGTAGGGACATGGAGAGAGTCATAGAGGACATTCACGGCGTCACTGGGAAGTACATTAACCCAGGTTCGGGGGATCAGGTTGCTAATCTCCTGTTCAAGGAGATGGGCCTCAAGCAAGCCAAGCTCAAGATGACAGACTCAGGCTCCCGCGAGTCGGTGGAGGACGAAGTACTCACGGCCATCCAGCACGAGCATCCTGTCGTGGGCCTCTGCCTGGAGTACAAGGAGTACGAGAAGCTCAAGGGCACTTATGTAGACCCTATGCCCAAACTGGCCATACGTACAGCCTTCGGTGAACGGCGGATGATGCCCAACTTCCGCAACACCAAGGTACCCTCTGGCCGTCTGTCCTGTATCGAGCCTAACTTGCTGGCTATGCCATCCCGCACTGAGAGAGGGCGTCAGGTGCGATGTGGCTTCCCAGCACGCAAGGGCTACAAGAAGGTGTCTATCGACTTGTCCCAGATTGAGCCACGCTGGGCGGCACACAGGAGCAAGGACCCTAACCTGTGCAGGGTGTACCGCAATGCTGAGGACGTGTACAGCGACTTTGCTACGTCTGCGTTCCGCATACCCGACAAGCGGTACAAGGATGAGGGCGGCTGGCACTACCCAGGAGTGAGCAAGGATCAGCGGAGAGCATCCAAGACTTGCGTACTGGCTTCCATCTATGACGTGACCGCTGGGGGGCTACAGGAGCAGATGCCCGTTATGTGTGGCAACTGTGAGAGGCCCGCTGTATGCCCGCTCTGTGAGGCCGACAAGCCCCATACAGTACCCGCCCAGTGTGTCAAGCACAACTGCTACAAGTTCCGCCCACTGTGGGGTGAGAACAAATGCCAAGACCTGATTAACGCCTTCTACCTCCAGTACTCAGGTCTGGTGAAAATGCGCCTGGAGGATCACCGCTACATGCGGAGCACGGCCATGATGTGCGATAGCTGGGGACGGGGCCAGCACATCACTGCGGCACGCTCAGTGCTGCCGTGGGTATGTGAGGGAGCATTACGTGAGGGCTCTAATCTGCCTATGCAGGGAGGGGCTCAGGGTGCACTCAAGTTGGCCATGGCCGCGATTGACGATGACTTCATAGCGGCTGGGATGTACGGGGAGATATGCAATCCTGAGCTACAGATCCACGATGAGCTACTCTTTGAGGCGCGGGAGGATACCGTGGATGATGTGGCTGGTGTGTGCGTCTACAGGATGGAAACAGTTTGCAGACTGAATGAAGATGTACCGCTGGTGGCCGCTGCCGTCACTGCGGACACATGGGGAGATCTACCGAAATGAGCGACATGTCTAACAAAGCTGGGGAGCCTCTCAGCATACGGCACCTGTTGGATGAGTACTACCGTCTCGAAAAAATCGTGAATGGCCCTCCAACACCTGTAATTATTACGGTCGAAGAAACCCCAGACCATACTTTTGGACCTCTTGACAACCAGACAAACGTTTGATACACTAGATATTGAAGGAGTGTATTATATGCCGCCTAAAGAGAAAGTTCTGACAGTGGCCCAACGCATCAGGGCGATTGCCAACAGTACCAACGTCTCGCTCATCCCACAGCCCCGTGAGATGCCTGCGCCTCCCCCGGAGAAGGAGGAGGAGACTATCCCCCAAGTGTCCGAGATCATCAAGGACGCCAAGACTAAGCTAGAGCTTGCCCGTCTGGTGGCTCGGCATGGCGAGATTGGAGACGCCAAGAGGCCACTGGAGAAGGAGCAGAAGGCTCTGACCGAGAAGATTAAGAAGATCGTGGGCAAGGCCCAAATCGGCAAGGCCATCTGTGGGGACTGGCGCATTAACTACTACAATGCACCAAAGAAGTACCTGGACATCGAGAAGCTCAAGGCTCTTGGTCTGACCCTGACGCAGATCAACGACTGCTACTCGGAGAAGCCCAGCTACACCCTGCGTATCACAGCGGAGGGCTCAGAGGACGAGGATGAGGCTGTAGCGTGAGGGGTGAGGTGACCCCGATCCTGGACTGACCGTAATAATTACACTTATGCGACAGATAAAGGTAAAAAAGATCACCCCCGCCAGATGCCTCGTGAAGGACTGCAAGGCCCCCGTGGAGTACATCATCAGCTATAATGACCCACTCAAGCCTGGGCCTACTTTTCCTTTCGACGGCAAGCAGATCCCCAGCCCCACTATTTTGGCGAAGGCGTGTGCCGCTCATGTTGTGGAAATCAATTACTTGGTTCTGATGGAAGCGGGACTAATTCCAGATATGGTCAAGGGAGGAGCGTATGTCGGAACCACGGATGAATCAAAGACGTAAGATTAAGATCACCAAGATCCTGGATCTGCCAGCAGAGTGGACACTTGAGCAGATCCGATACAAGGAGCATGATGGGGGCCTACCTCCGGTCACTGCGGATGAAATCTCCAGTGTGATCGTAGAGGAGGTGCTTCCCACAACTGACCCAAATCAAGGAGGGCTATTTGATGACAAGGCTGTTTAGGAAAGTGCAACAGAGACTAGTGACCTTATATGGACAGGAGCACTACTACACCCAGAAGTACTCAGGCGAAGAGGGCGGCTACATTGGCTCTATTCCAGTATGGCTGTACTATTTGCGGGTGAACAATGTAGGCGGTCTGGGGGATGTGCTGGACATTGGTCCTGGCTATGGTACGCTTGCCTGCTACTCCTCCAAGCTAGGCGCTAATTCGGTGACCACGCTCGACCGTGTACCTTTTATCTCTCAGGCCGTGATTGACGAGTACAAGCTCATTGCCCTTGAGGGCGACGTGGAGCGCAACTGCCCGACACTGGCACCCAACACGTATGACACCGTAATAATTACGGAAGTGCTGGAGCATCTCAACTTTCACCCACTACTCACCCTCATGAAGATTGAGGAGTCTATGCGGGTCAATGGCACTCTATACCTCTCCACGCCCGATCAGACAAGCTGGGGCAAGCTCACTAAGCACTACTCCAGGCTCATCGACATTCCCGTATACAACCGTCACCACGCATTAGACGAGTGGAAGGACGAGCATATCTGGCACTACTCGTATGAGGAGGTGCTCCAACTTCTGGCGGCGGCTAACCTCAAGATCAAGGCTATCAGGTACTCTGCCTCTCCAGGTGGGCGACACTTCAATATAGAGGCGGTGAAATAATGTTCCATGTACTAGCTAGCACAACAGAAGTATCCCCGCTCGTGGAGATGGACCATGAACCCTATAGGCTTGCAGCGGTTCACAGTGTCCACATCCCGGCACTCTGCCAAGCCCGCATACCTCACGGGATGGCGCTTACCTCCTCCTATACCCTACGTAATGGGGCAGAGGTGGACACAGCCCACAGCCTTGTGATGCTTGTCGCTGAGCCTCTGGTGATGGTGAGCCATAACCTCATCGTGCAGGCTGGTCCCGTAGAGGACGGGGACCTGTTCACCTACGTCTTCAACATGTCCAACTCAGCACTCAAGATCCGTAAGGGTGAGAGCATCAGCCGCTTGGTACGCGTGCTTGGGTCAGTGTGGAGGTGACAAATGCTCTTACGTGACATGATTTGGGAACGCATCAGAGAACAATTCACGGAGGAGGATAAGGCCGAACTAAACAAGTCAATAACAGGCTCGGCTATCTGCCCCCGTGGACTGATTATCGACACAGACAGACTACCAGCAGATCTAAGGCACAAGCTGAAAGAGGCATTAGGACAGGTGCATGGATGAGAGACACCATCAAAGCTAAGGCCGCGCGGTGGTCAGTGGCGAATGAGAAGGACTGCGGCAAGTGCGAGAACTGCTTGGAAGTAGCAGAGGCTAAAGACGCATATGAGCGGTCCATGAGTGTGTGTGGACCAGATATTAGAAACGCGCTCAGACACAACTGGTTGGAAGCCTCAAGGCTCAAGCGCTGTACAGGTTTGAAAGGGGGAGTATGACGACAGAGGATATTAAACGATACAAGCTGCCGCCCGATGTGGAGCGGCACTACAAGAATCTGGGGGCTCAGGCAGCGCGTAAAGCTCTCAGGGGGAGACTGGACCGCATGGCAAAGCTGGGCGAGATCAACGCAGCCGCAGCAGCCGTGATACGCCAGTTCCTCAAAGATGGGATAAGGCTATCCCGTAAACACAAAGGAGGGTTAGGGCCGTACTAGGTATAGAATAGAAGAGGTGAATTAGCATGTTTGCTGAGTTACTTGAAGCTATGCAGCAGATGGAAGATCGGATAATGGCGCGGTTTGATCAGGTGGACAAGATCCTCGCTGAGCACACTGTCAAGTTAGACGAGATTTTAGCTGCTGTTACCCTGCCGCCAGCCGTAAGTGGAGTGCTGGTGGTAACGTTCGAGGGAATCACAAAAGAAGGAGTAAACGTTCAGATGAAAGTACCGATGAACTCTACGGGCACCGCAACGGTAGCCTACAAGAACGCGACTGGTGGCAAGGGCCGCACCGATGGTCCGCCCACTTGGTCCGCAGAACCCGCCGAATTTGTAACCCTCACCCCTTCGGCCGATGGCCTCAGTTGCGGGATCGTGACTGCGGCTGTTCCCGAAGACACCCCGGTGCAATCCGTAATTATTACGGTTGACGCCGATGGTGACCTGGGTGAAGGCAAGACCGACATCGTTAACACTGGGATACTGGACATCTACGATCCGGCTCAGGGCGCGGCGATCGGTGAAGTGACGTTCGGCGAATTCGTACCGAATGTGTAGTTAGTTGGAGTTGGTTGGTCCCGTGGCTGGGGGCTGTAACGGGCTCCCAGCCGTAATTATTACAGTTTCCGAAAGAGAGAAAACATGCACAAAACGTTTAAGATAGTTTCCGCTCTACTGCTCACGCTCTTGTCGTTCGTGGCGGTAGCGCAAATCGGCCCGCAACCCCCCGCAGTTTACGGCCTCACATGGGTAAGCAGCCAAGGTGGGGCTTATGCCCACTTTGAGCTAAATGGCGTGGCGCCCAAGGGCATGAATGACTTACTTAACCAATTCATTGTTGTTGGCCGTCCAGATGTGTGGAATAACAACTGTGTAGTGCTGGTGCAATTCCACACTGTCATCTATCTCCTGGATGACAACTACACGCAGTGGCTTGGTGGATTCCCTGTAGGGTCTAACAACACAGTGGAGAACAGCCGCTGTAAGCTAGAAGTGTTCAATACCTCTGAAGTGTACCAGGGCACAACGGGGGCACTCCTGAAGGCCAATCTTGCGTTCAAGCCCTTGTACAACGGCGTGAGAACCGTGTATGGACTGTTGCAGGACATGAACTATCAATCAGGAACTAACCTCGATGGCACCACTGGATGGTTCCACAGCCAAAACGGCGACATAACGGTTAACGCCCCCTCTGGCCCCAACGTTCCCGGCGAGTACCAGCCTGTGGAGCGGGAGATCACCGACACCTCCAGCGGGTTGCTGTGGGCCAATAACAAGCCCTTTGCAACCTCTGGCTATGCCGGCAATTGGAGCTTCTATGCTGGCTCCCGTGGTAGCTCTGGCATGATAGGCCACACCATCACCCCCGTGCTCTGGACCAAATCAGGGGCTAGCTGGGTAGTGTCTGGAGTGGGCACAACCCGTACCATTCAGGCGACTGGCATCAACACATACGCCTTTGAACCTGTGGCTGGAACCTCAGCGGTTACCACCTCAACCTACTGGGGTTGGTATGACGGCTCGGCCACTAACACCAGCCTGGGTACTATCTCCTTTGACAGGGCAACAGCGCAGTACGGCACGGCTCTGATGTCTGGATCACACTACCCAGGCATCAACCAAGCCTTCACCACCTCCTATGACTTCAGCGGCTTCAATGATGGAACGTCGTGGAGTGGCGGTAGAATATACTCTGTGAACTTCGAGATTACACAATACGCGCCGCCATCCAATCCGCTCAACATCACCTATACAGCGGGCTCCTCTACGGCTCCTGTGTACGGACCTGACCAATACACTGGAACCGACAGGCCTATAGCCACCAGCGACAGGCCCAAGCAGGTAGCCTACTTGCAGGGTGGGTATCGAATAGTTCAGGCTGGGCAGACCTTAACCCTCGTGGTCAAGAATGCCACACCTAACCAACAGGTTTGGGCTAGGATTTGGCAGCAAGCTCCTTGGTCTGTGCCCGCGCAGCGTTACCAGTACATCAAGCCACGACTTGCCAACACCCCCATCACCCTTTACTCCCCTCCGTCTGGCAGTAATCTCACTGGCGGCTGGCTTGTGGGCAATACCGACTCACAGGGTAACTTCTCACTCAACATGGGCGCTGAATACTTCGGCTCCTTCTCGGTGCTGGTCTATGTGGGGAACATGGGCACCAATGGAGGAGGTACTCCACCCAGTAACCCAGGTGAACCAACAGGCCCCGCATCTGACGGCTTCATCATGACTCTGCCCAAGGACAACTTTGTCAATGGAGTGCCGTACTGGTCACAGAACTCGCAAGGCGTACCCGCTTCACCTTGGCCAGCACAGTAACCGTAATTATTACACTTCAGGAAAAGAGAGAGAGAGAGAAAAATGACACGTCTACTTACATCAGCGTTTCTATGCCTGTTGCTCGTATTGGCATTGCAGGCTCAACCAGAGGACGGCAGGGACTACTACCCAGGAGAGAAGATTCTACAGCACACCTGCCTGACAACCCAAGTGCTTGGCCCCAACGGGTATATTCCTGTGCCGATTCCAAACGAGTGGATCAATGCCACAGACATAGATGTGAAGGGCGCAGGAGGACACACCCACGAGATAGGCGGGATGACCCGCGCTAGGGGAGAATTTGTGACAACCCTCGGCGGTACTCCAGGTGAGACGGTGAGCAGGCAGAGGACAGGCCCAACGGGCTGTGTAGACTTTGTGTTCCAGCTTACCGAGTTTGCTGGTGAGGTGTCCTTCATCTGGAAACCTGAAAATCCCACTCTCTCTACGGCCTCTAAGTGGGTAAAGCACAGGGTGCTCGTAAAACAGGTGAACCCCTCCAACGGACAGAACGACAAGCTTCTGGACAAGCTGCACGATTCAGAGGGACTCTATGACCCGCTCAGCGTATACTACCAGGACTTCCGGCACAAGACCGACAGTGGACAACCTGGGGAGGACCGATACGGCACAGACCTGTCCAGGTTCAGTCTAGCCGCAATGAATCACGCCTACATGAATGCCCCAGGCAACCCAACCCATATACCCTTGATAACCATGCATGGGGCCTGTAAGTGGGGCGGAATCTGCGACAGCGAGTTTGGGGCTCACAGTACCAGCCCTATGCTATTCGAGTGGGGCTTCAGGCCCAACAAGAAGTACAGGGACGGATATGACTGGGACATAGAGAATCCAGTGTTTCAGACAACCTCACCCGAACAGTTCTTCATACTGTGGTCAGCGTTTGTAGACGCCCTGTACGATGTTGGCGGCGGGTTCGCTATGTACACCCCAACAGGTGGGACGATCTCCATCAGCAAGAGTGAAGCCGAGGTGACCGCATATTGGTCAACACAGGACTCCATACACGTGGTGTTCAGTGCTGCCCGACCCAACTAGAGGTATACTGTTAGCAGATTGATTCTCTGCTGACTGACTGCAAGCGGGGGGCTTCGGCCCTCCGCTTTTTTGTGCCTAAAGATAACCGTAATAATTACACTTGAAGTTTAATGGGGCTGTGGCTCACCGTGTGGTGATTTCCCATCGAAGCCTACAGCCCCTCCACTGACGAGACGCCAGTGCAAATGAGCGACAGGTGGTATATCCTTCGCCCAAAGTCTAGAGTATCGTACAAGGGAGCAACCGAAGCTACCCCCTGTAGGCCCCGTTAGTGCACGCGGCTACACATGGGCATCACCGCAAGCCGCACACACGGTACGGTCACCCCCAGCCAGCGTATACTCAGCCAGAACGGGAAGGTAGTCCAGCTACCATACGGCTAGCCCCAGCGGGAGGCACTCCGTAGAGCGCTCCCTAGTGGCGAACCTACTTCGTTTCCTTCGGCATGTGCTTCGGGCGTTCCTTGCGCTCCCCGGTGATGTAGGCCAGTTCAGCAGTCAACTGGGCATCGGTGATATCACTGGCAATGCAACGCTGCACGGCCATGAAGATCTTCTGGACCTTGGGGAATCCCGGCAGGGCCAACTGATTGAGGAGAGCGACAATCTGCGGTCCCTTCAGCGGTACCTTGCCGTTGTTCTCGGCGGATTCGATGGCCTTGCCCACGGCAAGCTTACCGTTGGTCTTGGCCGCTTGATCCTTGCGGGCCTGTTCCAGCTTGGCCTTGCGCTCGGCTGCAAGCTTCTGATTGCGCTCCACGGCCTGTTGGAGCTTGTCCGCGTCCTTCTTAGCCTGAGTTGCGGCCTTGTCGGCAGCAGTGGCCTCGGCTTCAGCCGCCTTGAAGTGCTCCACGGCGACCTTGAGCTTGTCCTTGTCGGTAGCGGGTACAGCAGCCTTGGCCTTGAAGGCTTCGGCAGCGGCATTGACCTTGGCGTCACGCTCGGCCTTGGCAGCTTCCAGGACCTTCTGAGCATTGGTGAGAGCCTCAGCGTCCTGCTTGGCCTTGACTTCGGCTTCCTCGGCCTTCTTCTGTTCGGCCTGGACTTGCTCCTCCAGCTTCTCCAGTTCACCCGCCGAAGCTTCGAGGGCCTCTTCAGCCTTCTTGGTCAGAGCGGGCCACTCGCTCTTGTCCTTCTTGGTGAGCCTGTAGGCGTCCGCCACGCCGATACGCCCCTCGTGAATCAGGGTCTTGATGTCTTTCGGGAACTTGAGGAAAGACACGTAGATGTTGAGCATGGAGTTGCTCAAGGGCTGGGTAGTGGCAATACCCTTGCGACCGCCGGACCTGGGGAACAGGGCGCAGATCTCCACTTTCTTCATGGGCTCCTCACCCTCGGGGGGGTTGAGCAAGCGGTCAATGGCTACCGCCATATCCATGGGTGACATCTGCTCGTTGCTGTAGTTCTTGGAGATCTGATGCGCGACACGAGCGTTAGCCGTGCCCATCTCCACAACTTCACAGGGCAACTCGATTGCCAGTCCCGACTTGGCCAGCAGTTCCACCGATGCGCGGCGGTAGTGGCCATCCACTAGCAAATAGGACTCACCGTTCGGTCCAGCCTCGGCCAACGGTTCCACCGTGAGATTGGTGTGAACGTAGCCCAAGGACTTGATCTCCTCGGCCAGACCCGTTACACGGACCTTTTTCAGACCGAAACGGATATTGCTATTCGCCAGAATGTCAGCGGGCGTAAGATTGATAATTTGAGTGTTCATCGTCTTTTTTCTCTCTTTCGTATCGGCTAGTTTGTTGCCGTTAACCCCAGTCTAGCCGCATGGTGACCCGGAGTCAACAGAAATCGACAGAGCGTTATCAACACTTTAGCAAAAAAGTGTAATTATTACGCCTGTGCCTATGAGTCAAACTTGATCAGAACTTGGTGGGATACTCACGCAGGCACTTCCAGCACCTATACTGCCCCTGCACTGGCCATGAGATGCTACCTCGATGGAACCAGCGACACCAGAGCCCTGACAGACCCTTTGTAAAGATTTGTAAATTAAGCATATTCCTCCTAGACAATACTTGACAGACAGTGGTATCAATTGGTACAATCAAAGCAGAGGGCAGAATGCCCCTGCTAACCCATCCACTTAAGGCGAAGTGTAATGACGATAGACGAAATCCGCAAGCTTTCCTTGATCTATGCTAGTGGCAGACGGCCTAACAAATCTGATGATGCGGGAGCTAAGACAACCCCCACCTATCAGAAACCCTGGACCTGGGCAGAATACTACGCCTATCTCAATTCACCCGAATGGCGAGCCCTGTCAGCCCGAATCATTGCGGAACGTGGCAGAAAATGCCAGTCATGCGCCACTACCACAGCAAGAGTATACCAAGTCCACCACAAGACATATGTCCGCCTTGGACATGAACTAGATCAGGATCTTTGGGTCACCTGCTTTACTTGCCACAAAAGACACCACTTTAAGGCCAAGCCACTTAAGGCATAGTGTATTTAGAGTGTGCCACGGGGCCGCACCGTAATAATTACGGTTGGCCCGAAGCCTACCTAGTTGACTCTTTGCGGGATTTGTTCAGGTTTGTAAGCTTTGCAGGGGCAGGGCTCGTAGGTTGTATACCCTGGAGATGCCCCACCTACATGCAGAGAGGGCAGCACTGTGCTATCCACTACAGCCCCCACACAACACGAGTAGTCATCATCCTCAATATGGTCGTCAGGACCATGCCCACATCTGCACTTCATTTCTTTGTCCTCCCTGTAATTATTACGGTTAGAGTGGTAGAGATCAGCAGACTTACCAGCACAGCCAATAAGAATATCAACCTCACCACTCGGTTGCGGAATAGGTCAGTGAGCACATAGGGGGCTAGGAGCAACATAAAAGCCCCCGCGTATAGCCCTATGACCGCTTTGAACATTAGCACCTCCAATCGGGGATACCTGGACATCTTGAGGCATCCCCTGTTGGAGTGACTAGGAGCGAACCTTAGCCATTTCCAAGATACGGCCTCCAATGCGGTCCATAGCGTCTCGCTTGTCCGCAAACAGGCCCTGAGACAGCCGCGTCAACCCAGCCGCATAACCCCAGGCTGTGTTAGGTTCTGTCCCGTGTTCTTCCGCGTGGCGTTCGGCCAGCGTATAGGCATTATTGGCGTCCACTCGGCTCAACTGTCCGGTGAACTTGGTGAATACCGTCTTGACCACTTCCTCACGGCCTGAACCTAGCTCGAACATCTTGGCCGCTTTGATGCGGTCCTCGTCCTCGCTTGCGGGGGCCAGTACCAGATTAGTGGCCTGAGCCATAGCGGGCAGGAACTCCAGCGGGGCATTCTTGCGATGGATGATGGTGATCTCCGCACAGATACGAGCCCCCCAGATGATATGGTTGCCGCACACGCTGTCAAACAGGAACATGGTCCCGGTGAAGCGTGCATCCCCAACCTCGCTGTTCTTCCAGATCACGCCACGGTAGAGAATCTCACCGTTACCAGCGTCGATTGGATTGTCCTCGTTGATCTGAAAGATGAACGAGTCATGGTCTGAGCAATACAGGCCAGCAGGCGAGATCAGATCACCCACATGGATGCCCAGAGTGGGATGGCTTGCCCGCTTCAGCACATCGGCCTCAGTGGCGCGACGTTCGGGAACTCCAGCAACCCCACAGGGCCGTGCTGGTGGAACCTTCCAGCCCTCGCTCTCCTCCAGAGCCAATGCCATCTCAGCGATTTGGTAGTTCCAGATGCGCCCGTACTCATTACCCGTGACACACCTGAGGACATGATCGCCGTTTTTGTGGAGCATCAGCATTTGCTCACCTTCCTCCAACTGCTGTAAACCGTGATTCAGGTTCTGAGCGGCTAGGTCAGCGGGCAATTCTCGGAGATACCCAGCAGGGGCCTTGGCGATATTGCAGACTTGACCAAAGCTGTAGTTTTGGAAGGTAGCCGGATCACTGGCTCCGATGTCAATCACGAGATCCTCACCATTGGGGATTACCTCGCAATCTGACAGCTTCACCGAGTGGGTGTAGCTCTCTTCCGCGTACTTCTTGGCCTTCTCCAGTAAATCTTGGAGGGTCCAGAAGCGCTGATCTGCTGGGCGTGTAGCCCATTCTCTGCTTGCCGTCGCGAGGTTTGTCTTTCGCGCCGTCTTTTGTCTGTTCATACTTCTCCTTTTCGACCGTAATAATTACAGTCATTGAGGGCCACTTCTCAGCGCCCTCTAGCCTGTAACTCTGGTACCCGCTCCGTCACCCCTTCGGGGTTACGTCGCTCCGCTCCTCCAACTCTGCCATCTTTCGCTGAGTCCATGTCTTAATCCCCATAGCCCTCTCAGTCTCGCGTATACGCCTGTCCGCTTCGGTGGCATTGGTATGATGCTGCTGCGCCCTGATCCTGAGATCCCGGCACTTCTTCATCTCACTGTCCCTGTGCTTACGCAGCTTGTCCAGCACAGGCTTGAGTGACTTTCTTAACTGATCTTCTAAACTCTCACTCGGCATAGTTACCTCCATCGGGTGTACCTCACGAGCACACCCTAGTAGGTTACTCGCCCTTGGACTTCAGAGCCCCCTTGTTCTCCTCGATGTAGTCCTTAATCTGCGGCCCCAGTTCCAGCAGCTTGGTCCACTGCTCGTGATACAGCGTTACCGGGAACCTACCCAGACCGTATAGCGAAAGTGCGCCTTTCTCGCTTACCTTCAGCGATAGCTTGCGGTCACCCGCTTTCTTCAACCTGTCATTCTCAGCCTTGAGACGTTCCATCTCAGCTTGCATCTCTTTCAGCGTAGGTGTTGCCATTCGTTTGTTACCTCCATTGGCGTAACTTCACAGCTACGCCTAGTAGATTACTCATCAGGCACATAGTCTGTATAACCCTCCCACGGGCTAAGGGTTATCTTGCCTATCTCCAGCCCCTGCATAACTCCCTTGGCCGTGCCCTTGAGGACGTTGGTAAGCAGCCTGGGATGGCCAGTGCGTACAGCCCTCTCTAGAGTGTCCGCATTTATCTCGATATGTACATCTAACTTCTTCAAGTTCATAGGCAGTACCTCATTGGTCTAACCTCACGGCTAGACCTAGCGGATTACCTCGGCCAGTCAATCATACGGATCAGGCCGTTAGCCTTGCGCCGCCGATTCCAGCGCTGTAGGCCCTTGATACATTCATTGGCGACTATCACCGTCACGGTTATGACCATGGCGACTGTTAGCCCCAGCAACATAGCGTCACTCATGCCTTACCCCCTTTCTTCAGCGGTAGATTCTCTACCATACGCTTTACCGCCTTACAGCGCTGGCATCTGCATGTTGGAGTGTACGGGTGTTGTCTGCTCATCCTCGGATAGGCCCTCCACCTCATTCGGCCACACCGCATGGGCGTAGCCTGATGATTAGAGATGCTCTCTCCATCGAGTCATCCCCTCCAGATTCAGGTAATAAATGTGGGCTAACTCCCACTCTGCCTTACCCCTGCCCGTGCCGTACTGTATAGCTTCCCAGGCGTTATCTGTGAGCCTTAGCCCTCGCTTAGCTATTCGGCTCATGATTCTGTAACCCCGAGACCACTGCCCGCTGTGGTGGTTGCTACAGAACACATACACAGCGGCAGTTAAATCAAAACTCATAAGCACCTCTCAGTGCTAGACCGTAATAATTACGGCTAGCAAGCGAGTTACTCGCCTAACAGGCTTACCGTGTGCTTGTCACCTGCTAGGTTATCGTCGCAGATGTCGCAGCCATCACGGGTGAAGCCTACCTCATCACCCACAACCAAATAACCCTTCTTACTCCAGGACTCTATGCCCCTACGAGTCTTGGCCTCTTGTCTGTCATCCATGCCTGAATAGTCATCATTGGCGATGGCTGTCACACAGTCCTGACAAGCTAGTAGATCGTCGTAAATCACTGTCATAAGCAGCACCTCATCGGCTGTACTCGTGAGCACAGCCTAGCGGGTTACTTACACCCAGTCTTTGGGAATTATTGTCCACTGATTGGCATCAGGTTTGCCCTCGATGTCAAGGAATATCTTGAAAGCGTGTCTGATGCACAGCGGTATAACGTGGCCGTAAGCGAAAGCCAGATAGTGAGACTTACTCTCACACTGAGGAGTATCGAATCCAGGCTTATCCCAGCGCACTAAACAGCGCATATCTAAGCCCTCCTTCTGCGCCTGAGCCACACCAGCCTTGAGCCCTGCGAAATAGGCTACAGTGCGTGGGTCTGTCTTAGCCCTGTCAAAGTCCCTCTTGGGGTCTTTGTGGCCGTCTTCTAGTCCGTCATGGTAACCCAGATGATACGCATACTCTGGGTCGAATGATGCTTTCATTAAGTTATCCTCCATTGGCTAGACTCACAATACTGTCAAGCCTAGCCTAGTAGGTTACTCTTTCGGCGGGTAGTAGTAATACCCGTCAGAATCCCAGTAGAATCCAGCCTCTCCTGGGGTGATTGGGAAGCTGTACTCTGCGCCGTCTTTGTAGACCTGAGCCACACATACAGACTTGTCAGGGGCTGTAAGTCTTAGCTCAACTTCCAGCACCTTGCCTGCAATCTGCAAGTGCATGGCCGCTTCACTCCAGCCAATCTCCATAGTCACGTGCTGGCCAAAGTCCACATATGTTTTCTTGTTATAGTCCTGCATTGAATCCTCCAAACTGTAATAATTACGGCTAGCTAACTGTTGGCCGAGCCATGATGTTATCCACTACCCACTGTCTTGTAGTCTGCATCCCGTACGTGAGATACATGGCTCCAATCTGCGCCTCTACTGCATCTGCTAGGATGTTGGGCTTATTGCGCCCTCCATCCATTAACTCTGATCTACCGAGTACCAATCTCAGTCCGAGCTGCGTACGTTGAGCCACGGCTACAAGATTGGCGCGGCATACGTACCGCGCCCTAGCCTGGGATAGCTGACCTTCAGTAGATCTAGCCATCAGGTTAAAGAGATACTCTGAGGCAATTAGCTGAAGGACTGAATCCCCCAGATACTCTAATCGCTCATTGTTCTCTGTGTTATCGGCGCTGGAGTGTACCAGTGCCCGTTGCATATGTTCCATATTCTCTCCTGTTGGTCTACTCTCTGAATAGACAAGAGCTATCACTCTGTCACTGAGCGATAGCACCTGAGGTACTCAGCGGTACATCTTTGTCTTAGGTGGAAAGGCCACCCGTATGGCACGTCCAATGCAGTAGACTGCCATGAGTACAGCAAAAGCGGCGATCGAATCGACTGGCGTCATATGTTTACTCCCCCAGGTGGTAGACCTTAGATTTAGATCAGGTAGTCTTAACGTCGCGTAGTTGGCTTAGCTGTGTCCAGTGGCCATCAAGACTCACATTGGTTACGCATATCGCCGAAGGTTAAAGCGAGTTAGTCTATCTCTCTGCTACTAGGGCTAGGTAGTTTAAGCGTATAAGAGCAGTCGTACGCACTGCTTAGCTCATACGACCCCAGACTTATGAAGTAGTCCAAGGTCTACCGCCAAAGGGAATAAATACAAGCGAGGGCCTTTACTAGCGCCCTCGCTCAAAGTGTAATAATTACGATTATCTTTATCGTGGCTGTCTCCTAGATCTATTCGATATTGGCCTGTCTACTACCCTAACGCGTGCTCAGTCTGTAGACTGTCATTGCAGGTGTTAGGCGTTCAATGCAACCAAGTCACTTGATCCGTTCACTATTCCACTACCTTGCCCATTTAATCAATCAGCAAGTCATGATCTCTAGTATCCCCGCGTTCTGTGTGCACGGCTAATTAAGCTCTCGCCCCGTGCTCTCAGTAAACCTAACTCATCGCTAGGATTTATGCGTAGTCTAAACACCCGCTCTACGCACGCTGGTATCCCCACGCTTAAGCGTAAGAGGATCTCTCGGTACTAGTCCATCCACCGTATCAGACTCGGTAGCACGTCTTGGTAGTATTTGACACCGTACCCTGTGGTCCCGTTCGGGTTAGTTCTCCACACAGGGTAGTAGTGTATGTATCGCGCAGAGGAGCCCATAGCTTATCTCCCCACTGTACCTAGCGCGTGGCGCGAATCTCGTCTCCCGCCCTTACCGTTAGTGTCCCTAAGAGTAGTCCTGCCCTTAGGGTGCCTCTATCCGTTTGCGTGTTTTGTTTATTTTGCTTCTCATACTATGCGCACTTGGCATGTGATGCACACGGCCATACTGGTCTATTCGCCTTTTTATTCGCCTTTATTTCCACAGAATACTACGAGTTTTCCACAGGATTGATTTGTTTTCCACAGGAGACTAGTGGTTTTCCACAAAGTTATGCACACACACTTTTCTGTGGTGCTACTTTTCTGATTTTTCTAGCTGTTAGTCTACTGTCCACTCGGCATAGGAGTGTGTCTCAAGTGCGGAAAGTGGTGCGGACACTCCGCACTGAGTCACCGTAGAGTGCCGTTTCTTGTGACGCAGAGGTCGGTAGGTGCGCACGGTGCACCGCTCCGCATATATCCGGGTGCCTGGGTGCTCAGTGGCCGTAAACGGCCACTTCGCAAATGTACACGTGTATGAAGTGTAATTATTACAGTTGGTAATAAGGGATTGCCCCGAGTACGTATATCAGGGAATCTCCTAATAGATGTTTTGGGAGTCACATGAAAGCGGGCGGGACTCCAGCGCAAAAGAGGTGAGGGGGAGGTTATCTTCAGACTAACCAATATCCAGCAAAACCGTAATAATTACAGTACGATCGAATCGGAGGTTCTATGAATCCAACGTTGATCCTGCAAGTGATAGCGGTTATATGCGTGCTTTGCGCGGCAGTAGGCTTACCAACAGCCCCGTCTAGGCTAAGCCTGGGATGGTTAGGGGTGTTCTTCTGGTTCTTGAGCCAGATGATGAGGTAAATGAAGGAAGGGGCAGCATGGGAATTGGTTTGAACTGCCCCTTTTGAGAGATAGACAGGAAGTAGGTCTACTGAGGAAACGCACAGATCGAAAGAACAGGTGAAGATATTGAGTGGTCTACGATTTAGAGGAGTTCTGGAGAAAGTTCCCCTCCCTCGTGACCTTGAGGCGACAAGCGCTCTCTCACTCTCTCCTCCGGGGTCAGTTATCCCGCGTCGCGGTTAACTCCCGTCGTGTATCCATCTCAATCTTGTCAAGAACATAAGGAACGCTGCCCTGTTCGGTGTATATGACCACCCAAGGATGCCAAATAGGCGCTTCGGGAGTCTCAGCGATCTCGGCAAAGGTACTGGTGGAGGTGGAGCAGCCGCAAAATACGCAAACATGCGTCTCGCGTGGAGTGTTCCGGCTGCAAGAAGGGCAGAGAGTGGTCTGTAATCCAGTGTTCATATCGCCTCCTGATCCAAGAGTAAGGCGAAATTCAGAGAATTGCAAGAAAAATCGACCAGAATCCGTACGAAATAGGCCAAAATACCCTAAACCACTGTAATTATTACGGTTTTCAACCGTAAAATACCCAGAAAATAATAATTCTTGACAGAAGTTGAATTTGACAATATAATAAGAAGGGGGGTTGGGAGAGAGTTCCAAGAGAGAGGGAAGGGGGGATTCACACGATACCTCCCGCTTCGATCCCTCTTTGCTGCTTACGCAGCAAATACCGGGATCTTCGCAATCCCCCAGAGCCCTGTACTGGACGAGCGGAGCGAGGACTGCACGCGAAGCGGGCTGTCCGAGCGGGTACCAGTACTGTAATAATTACGGTAGGTACCCTGGATGCCATATAAAGGCCCTATTCGAGATGATGTTCCACAGCTTGAGATGAACAATTGCGCACGTTGCGGCAAGGACTTCCACGCTTACATCTGCAATAACGCGAAAGCCAAGATCTGCCATGCGTGCCGCCAGACTCCAGAGCGCAGGAAACTGTACCAAACGCGCAGAACTAGGGAGCAGTTGCTAGGGGAACCCCTCACCGTGCGCAACTACCAAGTGCTGGACTGCTTGGTGGAAGGCCTGCTCAACAAGGAAATAGCTTTCAAGCTGAAACTGGACACTGGAACCATTAAAGCCTATGTGAGTGAGGTGCTGGGCAAAACAGGTCACGCTAATCGCACCTCAGCGGCTATCTGGTGGGACAGAAACCGTGATAAGGTGAATAAAACGCCAATGCAATAGGCGGGAGAGGCCACCTCAAGCAACGGGTTCCTGCCACCTCTCCCGTCCTCACTCCCCAATCTTCCTCTTGCCGTTGCGATTCACAGATTTGACGGCTGCATAATGGTGCTTGGGGTGTGAAGGGACACGGCATTCAAGCTCGGCGAAGTTGGCGATATTGTACAGGTGCTCTTTATTGCCTGTGTGATTGTAGGCTTCCATCTCTTTCTTGAGTGATCCCCAGTAATCATCATTGAAATTGGGGAATCCATGGCGGGCATGACCAAAATTGATGCGGTTGGCCATCTCTTGCACAAACTCTCGGAACTTTCTATGCGGGGCTCCGAGCTTGTCTGACCAGTAAATGGTGATTTCCATACTTAATCGTATAATAGGTGCATGAAATCACTAGCCGACATCTCCGGTAACAATGCTACGCACCAGCTAACCACTGATGCGCAGATTATGGCCACTGCGGTGTATATCTGCGCTGTTGGGGGTCCTGCTCGACTGGGCGGGTCCACTACAGACTCATCGCACGGGGCCAGTCTCGAAACGGGCAAGATGACAATCCTGCCACCCAAGGAACCTGCCCTGCCTGGATATCGTCTGGGTGGGCTCTATGCGTACGTCCCGAATGGAACTACGCTAACCATCTCGTACGATAACGACTAAGGGGAAGGCCCGCACCTCCCCCCCAATCGCAGCCCGCAAGAGAGTAACGGGACTGCGGGTACTAGTACCGTTGACACTAGAATAGCAGAGTGTAATAATTACAGATTATGGCAACTGATTATGGCGACTAAGAGATCCAAGAAGGCTGTTCCCGTCAAGGCCCTCCGCACTCAGGGGAAAACCAGGGGCTCGAATGTAGTTAATTCGGTCCAGACGCTACGTCAAGTGGACAGACGGTATAAAGTGGTCGAGTTGAGGCGTCAAGGCTACTCGTACGAGGAGATTGCCCGCACTTTAGGGTGCACCACGGTCACGGCCAGTGAGGACGCCAAGCAGGTGATGGGTATGGCCATCAAGGAGTTCTCCGAAACTACCGAAGAGATGCGCCAAATGGAGATCGAACGGTATGATGCTCTCCTACGCTTCTACCAACCACTGGCAGAGGCTGGCAATCTTGCTGCGGCTGGTCTTAGCCTGCAAATATCTGATCGCCGCCGTAAGTTGCTGGCTCTTGACAAGCCGGAAGAAAAGAATCAACAGGAGACGGCAATCCGCATCTATGTAGGCGTTGACGTGGATGCGGTATAGACATGCCCAGGAAGAAGGTAGTCCCCGCAACTGCCCAACCTGAGCTAGTCGCCGCTTCTGGTTACAAGATCAAATACACCCCCTATGGCGCGTCGAAAGAGGTGTTTCTCGATAAGTCTGACGAGATACTTGTTGCGGGTCCAAAGGGTACTGGCAAGTCTCTGGGACTTTTACATAAACTTCACCTTGTCCTGAGCAAATATCCAGGCGCAAGGGGCTTCATGTCCCGCAAAACCCGCACCTCGATGACCAATTCCTGCCTTGCTATGTACCAGGAGTTCATCCTCAAGCCCCAGGACAAGGTACACTTCCTCAAACAGGACCAAGTTTTCAACTATCCCAACAAGTCCATGTGCGCGGTCATCGGTTTGGATGACGTAGATCGCCTAAACTCGTCCGAATGGGACATCGGATACATGCAGGAGGCCACTGAGGCCACTGAGAATGACTGGGAAATCTGCACGGCCTGTATCCGCCATGGAGTCGTGCCCTATCAGCAAATGATGGGCGATTGCAACCCAGACAAGCCCACTCATTGGCTAAAAGTGCGCTGCGACAAGGGCTTGACCAAGATGTACCTGTCCTTTCATGAGGACAACCCCAAATTCTTCGATCAAAGTAGCCAAAGCTGGACTCCGGAGGGCGTCCGCTACATGGCGAAGCTCAAACGGCTCTCCGGTGTGCGATTCAAGCGCTTATATAAAGGAGAGTGGGCCGCTGCGGAGGGTATAGTCTATGACACTTGGGACACTCACACTCATCTCATTTCTCGTGCTGAATTACCTGTTGGCTGGGAAGAATGGACTCATTACTGGTCCTTGGACTTTGGTTTTACTCATCCTTTCGTTTGGCAGGATTGGATGGAGGACCCGCAAGGCCGTCTCTACCTCAACCGTGAACTATACCGCACTCAGATGCTGGTTGAGGACGCAGCAAGGGAGATAATGAGCATCACTGAGGGCCAACCTCCCCCTCAGGCCATCATTTGTGATCATGACGCAGAGGGCAGGGCCGTATTTCAGAGACACACGGGATATCCGACATTTGCGGCATACAAGAGCATCCAAGAGGGTGTTCAAGGTGTCCAAAAGCGGCTTTTACCTGATTGGGAGGGCCGTCCTGGGATCATGATCCTGCGGGATGCTCTAATCTCGGTGGATGAGGAGCTTAAGGACAGGGGAGCCCCGTATAGCACTGAGGGCGAGTTTGACGGTTACGTGTGGGATAAGAGGCAGAATGAGAAGGCAAATAGTAAGAAAGATGAGATCCCGCTTGATAAGGACAATCACGGTATGGACGCTTTGCGCTATATGGTGGCCTTTATCGACAGCCTTGCAGACGATCCGGAAGAGTTTGAAGACGTGATGGTCTACACAGGGGGGATAGATATTTCACCTTTCTGACCGTAATAATTACGGAAATAGGGGATTCACCTTAGTACTGATTGGTGAAAAAAGGCACATAATGGGGTGAAACGCTAGTACTATGCTGGTACCCTGTATGCATGGAATGGGTTCGCATGGTGGCAGCGGCACTCCTTTCTGCTGCTATCGCTGCATATTTATCTTCAGTTAAGTCCTCTCACGACATGGACATCAAGCTGGCTGTCCTGGATAACAAGTTTCTATCCAGTGAGGCCAGTTTGGCTGAGTTCAAACGCACAACCAACGAGGCAATTGCCGAGATTGCGGCTGATATGAAGACCGCCGCTCGGGAATTGATCACAGCAGCTGCTGCTATTCAGACGGCAGGGCAATCACAGAGTGTGGTGAATAGCATAAGCACCAAAACGCTGGACTCCTTATGTGTGAAAGTGGAGTCTCACGCCTCTCTGATTGCCGAATTACGGGGTATGGTTCATGGATTGAATAACCAAACAAACCACAGATCTTAGTCGCCAAAAGCGTAATAATTACAGTCATGACATTCGGAAAGCAACTGCGCGATAAGCTCGTAGGGGCTTGGGCTGGCGCGTCATTGGGCGCAAATCACATGACTGCGACTGCTGATCTGGCCGAAGAGGCTCTCATGGTGAAGGATGGCGATTCAGGTATGCCGTCCCAAGAGGCGCTCAAGGGCAAGATGGTGGAAGTCCTGGAATCTGCTTTTGGTGAGCTTGAGGCCACCTTCTCCGGTGAGGATCGTGGCTGGCTTGCGAATGGCGCGGACGCTACCTTCAATTTCACCCGTACCACTCTCAGGCGCATCGTGGGGCTCTCCCGTGTCATGTACATGATCAATCCTCTAATCAAGCGTGTCGTGACGGTGCAGGAGCTATATGTCTGGGGCAGAGGCGTGCAGATCACCGCTGAGAACCCCAATGTGCAGAAGGTGCTTGATGACTTTTTCAATAACAGGAAGAATCAACGCATTATCGGGGATGCCTGGACTGAGCGAGAGCGACAGCAACGGGTTGACGGTAATCAGTTCTTCATATTCTATCGGAACAAGGAAAACGGCACTGCCCGCGTTCGACTCCTCCCCTTTGACCAAATACAAGGTATCATTTACAACCCTGAAGACTCCAAAGAGCCCCGCTTTTATGCTCGTGTGTCTAACGTTGGAGGCCCGAATGGGGGCTTCTTTCTCCAAGATCAGATGATGCAGGACACTGTACAGGAGAACACCCTGTATCCGGATTGGGACTACTACCCAGTTACCCGCCGCAAGTACGATATCGACGGCACTCGTATAGCCTGGGACACTTGCACCTACCATCTCAAGACGGGTGGGCTGGACATGATGCGCTTCGGGTGCCCTGAGCTTATCTCAGCATTTGGCTGGGCCACGGGCTACAAGCGCATTCTGGAGAACTTTGCCACAATTCTGGCCGCTTATGCCAGACTCGCGTACCAAATATCGGGATTGCCTGGGAAAGCTGGTGTCGCTGCCAGCAAGAACAGGATGAAGACAGGGGTCCAGAATGGGCGGGCGATTGACAATAATCCGCCCACTAATACAGCATCTTGGGCCTTGTTATCGGGGGCCGCAGATGTCAAGCCGATTAAAACAGCGGGATCTACGACAGGTCCAGATGAGGCACGCGCACTCAGGTCAATGGTCGCGGCTGGGTCAGATACCCCTGAACACTTCCTCGGGGACTCCGACATTGGCAACTTCGCCACATCTACCACCCTTGATCGTCCTACTGAGCTTAAGATGGTTTCTCGTCAAGACATGTGGGCTGGGGTCATACAAGCCTTTTGCACCCGATTGATTGAGTGGTCTGCTCAGGCTCCAGGTGGTGTTCTCAACAAGGCTGGCTACAGTGCCGAGATGACACGGGATTCCTTCGACGGGACCGTAATAATTACGGTTATTCCACCTGAAGGTGAAACCACCAACGTCAAGATCGAGTTCCCCAATATACTTGAGCGCGACGTGACCGATCGTGTTCGCTCGGTTGTCCAGGCTGTAACATTAGGTGGTAGTGCCGCTGAGGGTATCATCCCTGACCGTAAAGTGGTCTGTGAGATGCTGCTTGAGGCTCTTGGCCGCGAGGATGCGCAGCGGATGACAGAACTGCTGTATCCTGACTCTGTGCTGCAAGGCTTTGCTGATCCGGCGGACAAGATGGACGATGAGCATCTGGTAGCTCAGGGTAAGAAAGAGCTTGGAGATGCGGCTCTCAAGTCGGCAGATGCAGCTATGAAAACAGCCTCTAAGCCTACTCCGAAGCCTTCAGGTGCCCCTTTACCGGGGGCGAAACGTTAGCTTTACGTGGTACAAAGGAGAAGTAATGTTTCCCTTCTATAAGACAGTCGCTGAGGCGGCTTTGCCGATGAATCAGTCCCATGATGCGCTCAGGGGTCATCTTCGCACTGCGCTCATGGCGGCTCACGGGGTGAACAACACCTATGATGAACAGGGTCCGTGGGTTAATGATGTATTTCCTGGGCATGTTGTCTACTCTCACAAGGGGCAGAACTACAAACGCTCATACACAGCTACTCAAGGTGCTGCTGGAAGTGACCCAACCGTCACAGTTGGCGCGGCTAAAAAGGTGCATGTCGCCTACGTATCTTCCGCCACAGAAGCGCTTGAGTCGATGCGGGCGTTATTTGATCTTCCTCAAGGCCTCGTGGAGGATATGGACTGGTTCAAGGCCGTGCGCGAGACTCACAAGCCTGAGACTGCGGAGGAGTTCACCCTCGTCAGGGAGTCGGTCACCTTCTGCGAACCAGCCGTAACAGAGGGGATCAAGGTCACCGAGGCCAGCAAGACCCGTATCCCTGTCTGCATCATCAAGCCGGGATGGGGCTCGATGGCATATTACAGTGAAGCCATGATCAAGGCCACTGGACCACAGGCCTTCAAGAAAGGCACTCAGATGTTCCTCAATCATGCCACCGAGACGGAGCAGATTGAGCGGCCTGAGGGCGACGTTAACGACTTGGCCAGTGTGCTTGACCGTGATGCATACTGGAATGCCAATGGTCCGGTGGGTGCTGGCCTCTACTCTGAGGCCATGGTGTTCCCTGACCACGAAGAACAGATTATGAGTAAGGGGCCTTACATCGGGTGCAGCATTAACGCCGCGATTAAGGCAGCCCCAGGCACTGTCGATGGTCGCACGGGCATGATTGCCCAGTCCTTCGAGAAGGCTTACTCAGTAGACTATGTAACCAAGGCGGGCGCGGGCGGTGCCCCAATCGTCCCAGTTACAGAATCGCAGCGGGGCAGTGCCCCTATCACCGATGTAAAGGAGAGTAATATGCCTGGATTAACGGACGCAGAAGTGCAAGCCCTGCGCGATAGACTGGACGCGGCAGAGGCGAAGAACAAGGTCATGGAGGCTCAGCAGAACGTGATTCTTGCTGTCGCCACTGTCGGGACCTTGGTACGGGAGGCTGGCTTTACCGTGAAGGCATCACTGCTGGAGCGGGTATGCGGCAATCCCAAGATGACCACCGAGGGCAAGGTTGACTTGGACTGGGCCAAGTCGGTTAAAGAGGATCTCGTGGGCGTGGCCGAAGCTGGCGGCTCAGTCACCGGACTGGGCGAACAGCATCTCAATGCACGTGAGAGCAACACCCAGAAGGCCGAGGAAGCGGATAAGAAGCGCTACAGCGAGTCGTTGCAGACGCTTGGAGTCCCCGAAGCTGGTCTGAAGTACGCTCTGGGAGACTTCCGGTAGCGCGGAAGCCTTCGGGACCGTAATAATTACACTTTTGGAGGCAACAAACGATGGCAACGAATCGAAAGTACGCGCAGACCAACAATGTTTGGCCTAACGTTGCGGTTATTGCGCAAACTGCCAACCGCACCAGTAATCACGCTTTGGCCAATGATCCTGTGGTGTGCGGCTCGGTTCCGGGTGTTGCGTTGGATAACGCGGACTCGGACGGCAAGACCCGTATGCAGAAGGACGGGATTTTCACCTTACTCGTTGCGGGTAAGGATTCCAGCGGCACTTCTGGCGCGGACGCCAATGTGGCCGTAAACGGTGGAGACATTCTCTACTTCGACCAAGCCAAGACTCCCCCGGTTAGCAAGCGGGCTGGCGGGGTGCGCTTCGGCTATGCTGTCGGCGATTCGGGTGTGGAACTGGTAGCTTCTGGCTCCACGACCACCTCTATCGACGTACAGGTGGGGTACTAAGGAGACTACAATGCTTTTTGCCGACAAGATGAAGATGGTGGCATCGGACGTTGCGAAGCTGCGTAGCTCCTTCAGTATCGTCCCTGTCACTGGTAAGGATGCCACCGTTAATGAGCACGCTGGCATGTCTCGGTCTGACCGTGTGGTGCGCCTTCGCTCGAAAGAGGGGATGCGGCATTGCATGATGCTGGCCGAATTGATCGCAGGGGTGAAAGAGGGCCGCGTGCCCGAGTACCACCTGCAAGAGGCCATGGGTACGGACGACTTCCCGCTGTTGTTCGGGGATTTGCTGTACCGCCAACTCCTGGGCAATTACATGCCCTGGCCCGTCACCTATCCGTCGTGGATGCGTGTTGTGGACGTGAAGGACTTCCGCGCCCTCAACCTGTACACCATCGACGGCGGGCAGGGTATCCTGCCTCAGGTGAAGGAACATGAGCCCTATCCGGAGATTGCCTTCACGGAAGGCCACTACTCGGTGTCCGTACTCAAGTACGGCCAGCGGTATGGCATTTCGTTCGAGATGATCATCCAGGACGATCTCAACGCCTTCAATGACCGTCCCGTGCTCATGGGTGTTGGTGCCCGCCGTTCCGAAGAGTACTTGGCTACCACCAAGCTCTGCGATGTGAACGGCCCCGATGCCACGTTCTTCTCCAGTGGTAACGCCAATCTGACTACTGGTCCGCTTACGATCAAGAACCTGCAAGCTGCGTTCAAGGTCTTGGCGGCTCAGACGGACACTGAGGGTCAGCCCATCATGGTGGACGCGGCCACGTTATTGGTCACTCCCAACGACGAGATCACGGCCCGTAACATCCTGGGCGCAAGCCAACTCCGTATCAATGCTGCTTCCGGCGGCGGCGATTCGGACCAGTTCCTGTATACGGATAACTGGATGAAGGCCAAGCTCAAGCTGGAAGTCAACCCGTACATCCCGTATGTGGCCAGTTCCTGCGCAACCAATCCGTGGTTCCTTATCTCCAATCCCAACGACGTTAGCCGTCGTCCCGCTTTCGTCTTTGCCTTCATGCGTGGCCGTCGCAGTCCTCAGTTGTTCGTGAAGGACCCCGATGCCATGATGCTGGGCGGTGGCGTATCGTCTGTCGCCGAAGGCAACTTCGACAATGACGGCATTAACTACAAGATCCGGCACATCTTTGGCGCCACTCAGGTGGACCCCAAGGCTGCGGTCGCGTCTTTCGGAGCCTCTTAAACTTGGCTTCTCCTGACCGTGGTCTGGCACCCGAAACGGTGTCAGACCACTTCATGGCAGCGGCGGTAGAAGAACTGCGTAATGTGGTAAAGGTGCTGACCGAAATCAAGGATGTAGTGGTGGCCAGCACCCAGCCCAAACCCCCTGACATGCGTACCTTGGATGATGTTCGCGTTAAAGAACCAGTGGCCCAACGGAAAAAGTGATGTCTCTCATTGACCAAATCCGATCCTTGATCCAGGACCAGCCCCTGTACCATAGCGATGTCATCGTAGCGGTAGCGGGGCAACTGACGTTCCAGACCGTGTACTTCCCCGTAGTCGATGGAACCGTAATAATTACACCTCCAAGCGGCTCGGCTCCTGCATTTACCCTCACCGATCCTCAGAATGGTCGTATCACACTTGGCGCTGGTGCTTCGTCTGGAAACTACACATTCCAGTATGACCAAGTGATCCTTCTCGATTCGACCATTCAAAACATCATCGACGTGAATACCGACAGTGACGGTAACATTGCCGATGCCAAAGTCATTGCAGCCGATTGCCTAGACGCTATGGCAGTCAACATGATCCTGATCCTTAAGAAGATCAAGATCCTCGATCTCCAGACGGACGGCCCCGCGATGGCCAAGGAGATGCGGGCGGCAGCTAAGGCTATGCGTGACTTAGTGCTTGAGGAGAACGTGTTTGACATGGTTGAGATGGTCTACGACCGTCCTAGCTGGTGCGAGAAGATCTGGAAGGATTGGGAGCGAACCAGCACATGAGACAGATAATTGACTCCCGTCTTCGAATCGCAATACCCGAAGTGTGGCCGTCGCGGTGCACAATCCGCGCGGCCACTACTACGTTGAATGCGGCCAATCAACCTGTGATTACAGGCTACACTCCTGTGCCTCTTATGGTTGACCTGGAGTGTCGTATGGCCCCGTTTATCACCCTGCGCCCTGATGATACGCAGATCCGTGATCAGGCTGTGACCGAGAATCTCAATCGGCGGAATCTGAAGCTGAACAGCTATCAGCCGACAATCGTCAATGACATGTATGCTCTCATCGACGGTATCAACTTCAAGATCGTGGGCGTTGAACATGACGGCTCCCACTTCAGCACCAGACTTCATCTGGAGTTAATAGCCCCCTAATGGCACAGGTACGAGTAACCACAGGTCGAAGGTCCCGCGAACCCGGCACTACAGTTGGGATGCAGGTGAATACCTTTGGCCTGTCCAAGCTACAGGCAGGGGTGACAGGAGAGGCAATTGCGGAGATACTTCTTGAGGCTTTACAGCCTGCACTTGCGGATGCTAAGAGTGAGTGGCCCATTCTCACGGGTGCTAGCATCTCTACGATGGAGACTGTTGTTTCCGAGATAGGCCCAACTCATGCTAGGGCCGTGCTACAAGTGGGCGGTGAGAAGCTGATAGCAGATCCCCGCAATGTCTCCCGCAAGGATTATGCCCCCTATATCGAATTCAATGGCTCTCCGACAGGCAGAGGGCAGGGGGCTATCAGTAATGCAATCTTCGGCAATGACCGTCAGATAAGGGCTGATGTCCATGCTGGAGTAGCCGCACTAATCAGGGGGCTGCTGGCGTGAACACTTTTGTCGCAGAGGTGATACAGCTACTCAAAAACCACTTCACATCTAGCTTGGGTGGAATCTCGCCTGTCCCGCTGCCCCCTTCTGCCGCCTTCCCCTATGTCACAGTGCAGGAGATCACTGTCAAGGAAGTGGAGAGCTTGCAGGGGTTGAGCGGTGTGCAGTTCACTGTCATCCAGGTGAACGTGTGGGCCAAGGACTTTGAGTCTGCTGGCACCATGCGCGACTCAGCCAAGGCGTACCTGTGCGGCTTCAGTGGCACAGCAGGTTCCAGGTTCATTCAAGGCGTCAATCCGGTTGTGGACTCCATGCTACATGATGGCGTCCGCTCCCTACATCAAGGAGTTACGAGGGTGTCTATCGCATGGGGCAGCTAGAATACACCTGGAACACAAGCCAGAGGAAGGGCCTGACTCACTGTATGTGTGTGGACTGTGCCTATGACACTCTTGGAGCGGGCTGTATTGTCAAGATGTTGGAGCATTGCAAGGCCAAGGGGCATGGCATCACCACTGAATACAAGGGGGATATCCAGAAGTACATGGACAGTCAGAACGGGGATGCCCCAAAAACCGTAATAATTACACTTGGCTACTTGTGCTGGAACACACGAGACATCAGTGTTGAGGGGGTCATGGCACTGGTGGAAGAGTCCAACAGGCTTATCAAGCTCGGCCTTGTACCCTATATCTGCATCATGGACAACGGGTCTACTGATGGCACGTGGGAAGCTATCCGGGGCTTGTTCGGTGAGACTCTACCATCCAATGTCCATCTGGGTAGGTTCAATACCAATCAGGGGATATGCAAGGCGCGTAACGCCATCATCGACTTTGCGGTCAAAGTGGTGGGCTCCAAGTACCTGATGCTCATGGACGGCGACATCGAGATAGTTCCTCTGTCGGCCTATACCATGACTCGCTATCTGGAGTGCCACTGGGACGTAGGCGTCATCGGTGCCTACTCTGCTAACTTCTCGGAGAAGAGAGAGGAGTGTGCCCACAATCTTGTAGAGATCCCAGAGTCGCGCACCCGCAATGATATCCGGTGCGCCTGGACTCAGTACGGCCTGTTCCGCTGTGAGATGTTCCAGAAAGGCGTACGCTTCGATGAGGATGGGCCATTCGGCGGGCTGGGCTGGGGTTATGAGGATGATGATCTCCACTACCAGCTTGTAGAAGCAGGCTACAAAAACCGCTATTTTGGCGGGATGCGGTACCTGCACCGCGCTCTCCACTCGTCTTGGCCTGAGCTTAAGGCCATGGGCATTGACCTGGACAAGATGTTCGTCTCCCGTAAGCTCTACCTGATACAGAAGTGGAAGAAGCGGGGGCTGGACACTGGTATACTTAAGTTATTGGAAGGGCAGCAGTTACCTAAGGCGGAATGGTATGTCGGACCAAAAGCTAATAGTTGAGCCCACTCAGGACGAGCTTGACAAACTGAGGGGCTACTCGATTGGCAAGTGGAAAGCACTTAAGAACTACAAGTGCATTTACTGTCAGTACTCAACACTGTGGCTTGCTAAGATGGAGAAGCATCAAGCGGAGGACAATCACCCTTGGGCTTTCCCAGGACAGAATCCGATTCCAGAGGGCGAAGTCAGACAGTACGATGATCCCTCTTACTGAAGGAGTAACACAATGGCAACAATCGCGATTATCGCAAACGGCACGCTTCTGAAGATGGGTGATGGGGCTTCTCCCGAAGAGTTCACCACCGTCCCAGAAGTTACCAAACTGTCTGGCCCGTCCATCAAGTTTGACTTGCTGGATGCGACCAGTCACGATTCCGAGGGCTTCTTCAGGGAGTTCATCCCTGGCTTGGCTGACGGTGACAATGTGGCGTTCGACTGCAACTGGAGGCCCAGCAATCAGATTCACATCGACTTGCGGACCAACAGCTACGCGCGTACGCTTACCAACTTCGAGACGATCTTCCCCGATGACTCGGATAACACGGTGGACTACGCCACCTATATTCAGACCATTGCCCCCAAGGCCGACATTGGGACGATCCTGATGGCGTCCGGTACCCTCAAGGTGACTGGCCAGCCGCAGTGGAGCTAAGCCTATGGTGAAGGTGATCAGCATTGAAGAGGCCCAGGAGCTTCGCAAGAAGCGCATCGAGGAGACGTTCCAGCTTGACCCTCTGACGACTATTACCCTGAAGGGCAAGACCTTTACCATGGAGCTTAATAACTACGCGGTAAAGGGGATCTACAAGGATACTGGGCATAATCTCTTGGCTATCGGGTTCGGGCTCAAGGAAATGCAGAGCCCTGAACTGATGGGAGCCACGCTGTACTGGGCCTTGAAGGAGCATCACCCTGAGCTTACCCAGGACGATGTTGACAAGCTGTTCACCTATCGCCACTACGGTTACATTCTGGAGCGGCTCAAGGTTGCGCTTGATCTCTTCTTGCCCGACATGTCGGATGTGCAGATCGAAGGTGCACGTCCCCCGCTACCCACAGAGGCTGAGGACCCTTCTTAGCCTCAAACAAATCGTGGTTACAGTACTGGGCTGTGGCTCGGTGTTTGGGGCTGACTTCTGAGGAGTTTGACAAGTCAACCCTAGCGCGGGTCACAGCCCTTTATCGTGTTAGGGTGCTTACCTGGGATAGAACAAGGGACTTCTTTGTCGCTCAATCTGCGTCCTATCAACTTAACCGAGGCCGTACCAATACCAGTGACAAGGCGTTCACGGCTGAAGACCTATTGCTCCAGCAGTACCCGCCGCAGAAGAAAACCGTAATAATTACACCTGATCCCGATAGAGGGGCTGGCGGAAACTGGAAGGAATTGAAGCAGGCTCTTAAGGGTGTGACAGCCAATAAAGCCCGTAAAATAAAGAAGAGGAAGATATATGCCAAGCCCTAGCATCACTGGTTCTGTCGCTGATCTCTTTGCAACACTAGGGCTTGATGTAGGCCCGCTGAGTGCTTCTCTCGCTGAATCTAAAGCGATGATCAAAGAGGCCGGGGCTGACATGTCCCTGTCTTTGGGTGCTCTCCAGTCACGCTACCAGCAAGTAATCACTTCTCTCACTCAGGGCACTGAGGCCACCACTGCATATCAAGCGGCACTCCAGAGCTTGGGTGTCTCTACGGGTAATGCAACCCAGTTAACAGCGGCTCAGGTGTCGGCACTGGCGGCAGAGAAGAGCGCTCTTGAGCAGTTGATCAGGGCTGAGCAAGCCGCTCTCGATGTCAAGATCAGGGCGCATCAAGAGGTTCAGGGTGAGATCCAAGCTGCTGCAATTGAGCAGGAGATCGCCAACAAGAAGATTGCACAGCTTAACCAGATCGCGGTAGGTGAGGCTCGTGCAGCCGCTCTCAATAAGCAGTTCGCAGATGAGCGGGTGGCAGCGGCTAACTTGGTTGCTGAGGGTGAGGCCCGTGCTCTGGCCATGGAAGCCGAGATAGCAGATGCCCGTATTGCTCTCGCTAATCAGATAGCAATCGGCACGGCCCGAGCAGAAGCCATGCAGACTGAGGCTCAGGCTGCTGCTGTAGCTGAGCGCATCAAACTGGCCAACCAATATGCTGAGGCCGAGGTTAGGGCTGCTGCAATAGTCAAGGAAGCTCAGGCGGCAGACTCTATCCCTGTCCGTATGGGGTTGCGTGCGGGCACAAGTGGACTCAACCCCACGATTGGCACTGGCGCTAGTGGACTTATTGCGGGAGCGGCTGCTGCCTTTGTAGGCTATGAGGCAGTTAAGCAGTTCGCAGAGTTTGATGACGCCATTAACAAGTCCCTCTCGATCATGAAGGATGTCACTGAGTTCCAAAAGACTCAGATGATCAAGACGGCTAAAGACCTGTCTGTCGCTTACGGCATCTCTTCTGTTGAGATTGCACACGCCTTCTACACTCTGGAGTCTGCGGGCAGAACCACAGAGGAAGCGCTCAAGGACATGCCCGCTGTAGTGCAGTTCGCCTTTACTGCGAGTGCTGACGGCATCATGAAGGTGAGCACTGCGGCTGAGACTCTCACTAGTGTGTTCAATGCTCTCAAGGGCTCTGGCGGGTCCATCGAGCATATCTCTGACCTGTTGCTCAAGGCCGATACGATTGCGCAGGGCACAGGTGAGCAGTTCGCCAAGGCTCTCGCTGGCAAAGGTGCGGGCGCTATCCAGATTCTTGGTAAGTCCGCTGAGGAAGGCTTGGCAATCTTGGCGACTATGGCCAAGGCTGGCATCCCTGCGGCTCAGCAGCAGACAGCGCTTATCCAGATCCTGCGTGACTTGCCCCGTGAGGCCGAGAAGTACCAAGACGTTCTAATCACCCTTAACGGCCACCAGATGAAGTACAAGGAACTCTTGTACGATTCCACGGGCACGATGAAGGACTTCTCAGTCATCCTGGGAGAGCTTGAGACTCTGTTCAATGGCGCGTCCACTGAGACTATCCAGCACGATCTAGCTCTGTTGCATCTCAATAGCCGCACTAACCAGTCCATTCAGGCTTTGCTGGGGATGTCCAGCACTCTAAAGGACTATGAGACTCAGCTAAAGAATGCGGCTGGCACCACTCAGAAGGTAGCCGATATCCGCATGGACTCGGCCAAGACGGAGTTTAATAAGCTGGGTGAGGCTGCGAGACTGGCAGCTATTGATATGGGCACTGTGCTTGCCCCCGCTGCCAAAGCGTCTGCTGGTGTCATAGCGGATACCATTGTCACGGTTCACGATCTGAGTCAGGGCTATATCGCTCTGGCCGAAGCTGCATACAAGTACTTCACAGGGCAGCGCACTCCTCCAGCACCACCTAAGCCCCCTCCTGCCCCTGCGATGGGATTCAAGGGCAGTGGTAGTGTAGAAGATCCTGACGCGGACTCTAAGCGCAAGGCGGCGGCTGAACGTGCTGCACAGGAGCGTAACCGCATCCAGGAGATCCGGCTTGAGTCTGCCAAGAAGGCAGAGGAGGCACTGGTGCAGATGGAGATTGAATCTATCAAGCACGAGGAGAATCTCCACAAGATCAGCGCTGAGGATGCTGAGGCCCAACTGCTGGCACAGAACGAGAAGCTTCTCAAGATTCAGGAGAACTACGAGCTAAAGAAGCTTGCACTTGAGACAACCAAGAAGTCCTCAGTGTATGAGGCCACGGTTGAGGCCCAGATGTCTGCTGCCAATTCTCGCAGGGCTGCGGCGGATCAGAAGGCCACCTTTGACAGGGAGAACCGCGAGGCCAAGTCTCTCAAAGAACAGCAGAAGATCTATGACGAGTATCAGAAAAACCTGACTGCGGGGCTTGCTGACTTCGACAAGGAAGAGGCAAAGCGCAATCAAGAGATCACCGATGACAAGCTCAAGGCCATCCAGATTGAAGAGGCTGGGGAGGCCAAGCATCAGACTAATCTGATAGAGCTTGAGCGTCAGAAGATTGCATACCAGGAAAGCATCGGGGCCATTAGCGCCAGCCAACGCTTGAAGCTGGAACAGGATCTCGATGATCAGATTGCCGATATCCAGGAGAAGGCAGTCCAGCGAGAGCTAAACATCCTCATCAAGAAGGGTGGCAATGATAACCAGTACTACTCCAAGAAAGAGGCACTGGAGAATCAGCTTGCTGACTTGGCCGATCGTAGGGCCGCACGCTCTCTCAAGACTCAGATTCAGATTCTCCATGGTGGGGAAGAGGAGATCCGCCAACTTCAGAACAAGATCCAATTTGAGCGTGAGTATGGTGGTGGCATTGTATCGGTGACTGACAGGATCATCCGCCGTATGCAGGCTCAGATGGAGCTTGATACTCTGATGGGCAAGTCTAACAGCGCTCAGATGATTGCTCTTGAGATGCTGAAGGTCAAGGAGCAAGCCTTGATTGACAAGCAGCATGAGCTTGGCATTGTCTTCAAGGAGACTGAGAAGAATGTATCCAAGCTCTGGAATGAGTTTGGTGACAAGGTGGGTGAGGCTATCTTAGCTGGTGGCAAATTCTGGGCATTCTGGCGCGGCATCATGCACGACTTCGAAGTCGAGATGCTCAAGACAGTTATCCACGGGGTGCTCAAGACCCTCAAGGATGAGATACTATCCCTGCCTGGGGTGGCCAGCACCCTTGGCAAGGTGTTCAGTCTGGGTGGGGTTGGCACTTCAGCGGCCACGGCTGCGGCTGGTGCTGGGCAGCAAGCGGCCAGCATTACTCAGGCTTCGACAGTAGCCGCTAATGCTGCGGCCACAGCAGCTAAAAGCACTGCGGATGTAGCAGGTACGGCGGCTAAGGCTGTAAGCACCAGCATCACGAGCATAGTGGGCATGGTATCCGGTGTGGTATCGGCTATCTCGGGAGTGATCGGCAACTTCCAGATGGCCGGGATGAATAAGACGCTCGATCTGATCGAGAACTACACGCGTTACCTGAAGATTGGACTTGTGGAACAGGGTGATTCTCTCCTGAATGACAGCCATGTTATCCGCAATACTCTGACAGACTTCATGGCCTGGAACTGGGGCGTAGCCACTAACTACTACCAGCAGATCTGTGAGAAGTTGGACGCCCTTATTGGCCATGGCGGTATGCCTGGAATCACTCTGCAACCTCAATTGGCTGTGGCTGGCGGTGGCCCTGCGGATGTAGTCACTGATGCCGGTCTTAACCTTGGCACTGATGCAAGTGTCAATGTGGACCTGAGGGGCTCTACCTTCAATGGTGAGGTTACGGATACCCAGGTGGATGCTATCTTCAATAGAGGGATAGATAGGGCTAAGAGATCAGGCGCTTTCCGTCCCGGCACTTGGCCGCGATAACCGTAATAATTACACTTTGAGCCATTATGAGCCTGCCAAAGACACAGATCGACTTAGCGCAAGTGAGAATTGGTGTGGTGTCTACTTGCACGATGTCGGGCACTACTGTTACGGATGTCGCGGGTAGGATGCACTTCACTGCGGCTGACGTGGGCTCTCCTATCTGGATCATTGGGGCCACTGATCCTATCGACCCCAGCACTGATGACAATGGAATGCTGCGTACTGTCATCGTCTCTGTCACCAGTGATACAGTGTGCGAGACGGAGGACGCGGCTACCCAGACCCCCGATGCTTCTGCTAACGGTACACTGTTCAGGCTC